CACAATTAGCGCATCCCACTCCGCTTTCAGTTGTTGTGATTGCTTTGCCAATGTGGACATAGCAAGCGCGTTTTCTCGTTGGGCGGAACCGAATGAATTTTCTGCCGTTGTCGCAACCTCAATAACCTTGGAATAGTTGTCCATCAAGGCAATAAAACGGGAAGCCTGATCGCCGCGTGCAACGGCTTGCGTGATTTCATGACGTTCTGCGTCTGAAAGCTGATACCATTTCTCCGCAATCCGGTCTAACAGTTCAGCGAAAGGCATCATTTCGCCTGTTGCCTGTTTGATGGTGCCAACATACTTTTCAAGTTTATCAATGGCAATATCGCGGGAAGAAAACGAAATAAACGATTTGATCGCGTTCCCCGCTACCGAACCCGTAAATCCCGCCTGATTAAGCACGGTCAGATAACCAATCAGTTTTTCAATGGGTACACCAGCGTTCTTGGCTGCCGCACCCGTCCGATTGATACCTTCAAGCAATTTTTTCGAGTCTGTTGCGAAATTGTTGGATACCTCGTTCAGCATATCCAACAAGCGCATCGAATCTTCTGCGGCCATGTTATAGTTCAGGATCGCGCCTGTCATCAATTCTTGCGCTTGCGCGGCGTCCCTAAAGGACTGTTCAACGTTTGCCGCCATGAATGCCGTTCTGGCCAATGCTGCCGTTTCACGTTCGTTGAATCCTTGTTGCCCGATGAGCGTATAAACATCGCCGACTTCCTTGAGAGCATATCCATACTCTTTGGCGTCAGCGATCATCGACTTTTTAACCAGTTCAATATCTGCCGTATCGCCCATGACGCGCTGAATATTGACCAGGTTATATTCAAAGTCTTTCAGGACTTGAATTGCCTCTTGAGCACCACGAACAGCGTTATAATAAAACGTTCCAGCCAAGAAATATTGTGATGAGCGACTAAATATACTGTAGTCACTTCCGCCATTGAATCTAGACATCTGTCGCGTGTGGCGTTCGGCTTCTTGTTCGATCTTCTGATGCAATCGTTTTTGCATCAGAAATTCACGATCAAGCCGAGCTTGCATGATGTTCTCTTGGGTACTGGCTGCCATGGTTTTTTGCTGAAGCGTAGCCATACGTTGTTGATGTTCACGTTCTTGTTGTTCAATTGCGTCGTGACGTTTCTTTTGAATAGCCAATTGCGACTTAAGTTTTGACTCAACAATCTGATTCGTTGCGTCTAATTGTGCTTTTTTGGCTTTCAAAAGTTCGGCCTGTGCCGTCCGTTGAGCAACAAGAGCATTAGATTCGTCCAAAATTTTCTTTCTACGCTCATCGGCGGAAAGGACGATTTTATCCATTGCCCTGGCCAATGAACTATAAGATTTTTCAGCGGTTGTTATTTCAGCGTTCAGACTTTTGAAACTTTCAACATTCGATTGAACACCTTGATTAATGACCTTGAAAGCATTAGCGATTTTGGACGTATCAAGGTTAATCCTTGCCCCAACAACATCTTTGCTCATGTCTTCCGGCATTTGTATTCACCTGCCTTCTCAATAAAAAAAGAGCCCCCGAAGGCCTCCTAAATTGTCCGATATCCATCTATCATCAGTATAAAACCGAAAATGTACGGTTTTACTTCGGATTTTCACTTATAAACAGAAGAAGACGCACCCTAACGCTATCTCCCGTTAAAGTGCGCCATGATTTCCGCGATTCCCTTGCGTGTCAATTTCTGCGGTTCTTCTACTTCTCCGCCATGTAACCTGATTTGTTCTTTCATTTCTTCGGTCATATCGTCGAAGATAGCGGCAATTTCATAATGATTGTGGTCGTACCATTCTTTATGAAGCTTTCTTCGAGAAAGACGGCCGTATATTTCAGCAATGGTTAGCGGTTTGCTATCCTTGTTGTTATCCTTGCGTTCCGGCCCCCTACTAACCGAAAAGAAATCGTTCGACAGCGGATTCCAGTTGCTCCGGAATGCTGTCTTCAAACTCCTCTCTGGTGAATCCTTCGATGGTCACCATGTTCAGGATTTCAACCCATTTGTTGATTTGTTCCTCGCGTCGTTTCTCATCGTCCAATTGGACGGCGACTTTTACGCGAAGCAGACCGTCGCGGTACAATTCCCCAACTTCTTTGATCTGTTTGATCGTGCCAACGCGAAGTTTCTTCTTTATGTCAGGGCCGAAAGAATGCTCCGGACCAATCCCCATGATCAGATCCATTTGCTTGTCGTCATCCATTTATGGTTCACCCTTTCTTGAGCAAATTGGAAAGGGAGGGAATCCCCTCCCTATCTTCAAACAGCGTAAATATCAATGACTTTTTCATCCGATCTACCCGGATCGAGAACAGCAAGTTCCAGCGTGTTTGCCGTTGCGGTTTTCCGTTGCTGGTCAATGGCGAACGTACCGAGCATTTGTGCCTTGTAAACGACAATCGCCACGTCAAAGTATTCATTCAGTTCGTCGTCGAAAGCACGGCCATAAGCCACAAACTTGTAAGGCTTGTTCTTCGTTGTCGTCTTGATCGACGCAACATCCGCTTGCGTTGCCGTGTACTCATAAAATACGCGAACATCCTTCCCTTTCAGGTTCGTGTCGCCGAACGTTACGACACCGGATTCAATCGTGTATTGATCTGCCGTCGGCGAAGCGGCCACACGTTCAAGGATTTTACCGGAATTCGTCAGCCCTTTGGTTGCAACGATGATTTTTTCCGATTCAGCTACCATCTCCGCCGCGTGTTTCAGCGTGATCGTGCCTGCCGTGTCAACCGTATGCTTTTCCATTGCCGGAACAACGGTCGCGCCAGTCGAAAGATCAGCACCAGTTGCCGCAACGAGTTGGTTGAAGTCCAACACTGCATTTTGAAGCGAGATAGAGGCTTCAACATCGTTTTCCGTCAGATGGAAAGCGTACTTGCCCGTACCGCCATATACACGAGTTTGCGGCAGCGGAATTTGGATGTTGATTTGTTGGAGACGTTCAAACACTCCAACGGGATCACCCGTCACCGGATCGAACAACGCGGCGTCGGAAATGTCATCGACTACCCAGCGTTTCGTGGAAAGTTGTGCCATTGAATAAAACCTCCCTTAAAATAAAAAAGTCGCTTAGCCGCGTTCGGCCAAACGCTTGTCAATCTCTTTGATTCGTTTGTATTCCTTTGTTTGCTCGTAATCGGGAACAGGATTGAACGTCTCCCATATCCCAATCCTTTTTGCCAGTTCGATCTTTTCTTTGATTAAACTGTCTTTTTCATTGACTTCAGGAGTTTCATCTTTTCGCATTTTCACCGCCAAATTGCATCACCTCAATTTGCCCTGACGTAATCGACATCATAGATGGATTCAAAACCCTTTACGCCTGTAATGCCCGTTGCAAAATCTCCGTCATAGGCCAGATACGCCGTGAAGGTTTTGAATACGTCACTTTCAATTCTCTTGTTGTGGAACAGTTCGTATGCTCTTTCGGCCAATTGACGAGCCTGATGGGAGTTTTTCGCGTAATGGTCGATACAGAACTTCCCTTCGTAAACAAGGTAATTCCGTCCGTACCGACCGGGTTTTGTGTATATCAGCGCAAGCGGAACATTCGACCCGGATATGGCTGAATCTGGTTCCATACCTCGGATAATTCGTTTCGTGATCTCTGTTCCCGGAGATGATGGAGTAAGACCGAGCATGGCCATGTATGTTTCATCGCGTTTTAATGTGTTGTATATGGCGTCAAGGAGCTTTGAACTCATCCGATCACCTCCGGAAATACATGTGGTATGGGAATGTTTCGATCACGCGCTGAAGTCCTTGAAGGATTCTGTTTCGGTTGGATTGCAATGCTTTTCGCAAGAAGAATGTCGGCGGAGTAGGTTTAAATTTCGCATCAATCACACCGCGTTCTGCCAGTTCTTCAAGATTTACTCCGGCATAACGTCCACGTGAAACCCGGATTTCGCCGTCAATGCTCTTGTATCGTCCCGGCGGACGACCAACAACAACCCGCGTTGACTTTGAACGCAACCTGTTCCAGTATTCCGAGTTCATGTATGTGACCAATCCAGGGTTCTCGCTCGGACCAGCCATAAGCGAACCTTTACCGAATTGCTCAAGCCATGCCTGCCAATGGTCTGCCGTGATATCCGCAACGATCATATCCTGCCCGAGTGCATAGATATCTTTGGTGAGCCTGTTCCGCACCTCCGGATAATAGCGGATATTGCTTGCAGCTGTCCGCAAGACCAGTTCCGCCAACTCTTCCGCTTCCTTCATCAAGGCTCTGCGTAAGTCCATTTCCGCCCGCTCATGGTCATACCCTTTAATCAGGATTTCAACACTCATCTTCTATCCTCCGAAAGTTGGACATAGAAAAGATTTGGATAACGAAAGTCATCAATGGCGTCAACCTGATATTTCCGACCGTTCAGGATTACCCGATCCGGCGAGTCCAGTTCGGTAGGACGCTTGATATTGACGTTGGATTGCATGAGCAGGACATAAACCGTTGTCGGGAGCAATCCGACATCCTCTTGACGCAATCGAGCGTTGATATATTGAGCGTAGACAACGACATCAGACTGAACGGTTTGGAATGATGGTTCGCCAATCGGATTGTCGTTTTCGTCCAACTCTTGTGACCAGCGCTGAATATCAACCGTTGTGTTCGTTTTGATCATGAGGCAATAGCAGTCGTGTTCTGCTGTTCGTCTCATGGACTGAACAAGGAACGATTCTCCATTGGTCACAAGTGAACCCGTTTTTACGGCTGAAACAGGCGAGAAAACACCGTTATAAAGGTACTCCTGCCGAAACACTGTAGATGATCGACTATCCCTTGACAGGATTACCTTTTCCGGCACCCCATCAACGAGACAATCCGTGTGACGGTGAGAAAAATCATAGAACATGATCACTCACCTCATCGGACGATGAACGTATTCCGAGAGCAGTTCGTCAATCTCATCCGTGACGATCTTCGGGCTGAAGTATTCAATGGAGAAATCGAAGTCCCTCTTCGCCTTGACGTTCTGATTGACGTTGTTCGCCAACTTTGCAATAATCAAGCCGCAGGCGACTTTCACTTTGTCCGGGATCGGTTCCCAACCGCTGGTATAGGTTACTTCCAGTTCGACATACGGCGCACCATACGGCGAAATTCCGAGCGTTACAAATCCAATCCACTTGTCTACGTCCAGCGCATTAACGTCGATTGTCTCGAACGACGGAGGACCAAAAAAGAGATCGCCTGTCCATCCAAACTTCGGGCGGGCTTTCACTTCCGTTACTGCGATAACGGGATAGAAGGATAGATGTCCCTTCCCCTGTTCCGTCAGTGGAATTCGTTCGGTGTACGATTTGACACCGATTTCCCGTTTGCAATACGCATCGATGATCGACGATGCACGGATAATGAGCGAATTGGTCAACGTTATGCCTTGAGGGACATAATCCGTTTCATCAACCGTCAGATAGGCGCTCATTCGACATACCCCGCATCTTTCAGTTCGTTGGCAAGACGTTCAGGAAGTTTGGCCTTTCCATTTACGAAAGTAAACACTTTGCCATTCACATAAATGGTGTGCCGCCCCTCACGATTGCCCCAACCCTTCAGAACAACACCTTTCAATTCAACCTTAGCGGACCCGTCTGGCAAAGACGGCTGAACATCCAATTCGGGAGTTTCAACTTTCCTCCGAGCCATGCGAACACCCCTTATAAAAAGATCAGGCGGTCAAACGACCGCCTTTTCTTAGCCAATCTTCGCAATCGTCGGGCGCGTGATATATCCGTATGCATGTGCATAGGACGGCCCTTTTGCAACCGGAGCACCGTATTTGATCGCAACAAACTTCCGCTGAAGATCGGAAGTGGTTCCGAGTTCAAACAGGAACGCGCCGCGCTGCCCAACATAGTGATATTCTATCATCGGCTCCGTCACAATGGCGATTCCGTAATCCGTTTTGTCCGGGTCCGTATCATTGACCTTCGATTCAATGAACGGTTCCGGAATGATCGGCAGACGTCCTGCGGAAGTCAAAATCGTTGCTACCTCGATACCAGCGACAACCGTTTTGTCGAAAGGATTCGTCATGGTTCCGGCTTCAACCGCTTGCCGGACTTCTTCTTCCATGTAGTAATGAGCAATCGGATCGATATAAATTGCCGTCGGACGCAGTTCGTATTTTTCGCTGGCAACCATTGCGGCAACTTGCGCTCGGATGGCGGCAACGATGGATGCCGATTCGCCAACCGTAAAGGTATTCGTAATTTGCTTTGCAAGCCCGACATATTGCAACGTTGTCGGAGAAGACAGAGACGTGTCATTTCCGCGCCACAGCGCCTTGCCGTGTGCCAGCGAAATACCGTTGATCATGTCGTTCAGGTCTTTCGCTTGCAACTCCGGCCAATTGTTTTGTTGTGCAGCGAGTTGCAAGTCATAGTGACCGTAGTTGACCTGATTGGTCAGCGCCTTGATTTTGACCGTGCGAGCAACGCGGTTGTTGGCTTGCGCCGTAGCAGACGGACTTCTCGGATCAACAAACGCCCCTTCCTTGAGTTCTGTTTGTTCGAAATAGGACGAAAAGTCACCCGTCGCCGGTACGTAGTTAATTCGCGAATCCAGAACTGAATTGCGACGGAATGCATCCGTGATCTCTTTTTGATACTCGTCAACAATAATCGCACCCGGCGCAACAATTTGAGCAGCCGCGGACAGTTCGACAAACTGCGTTTCAGTTACTTGTGCCATTGATTAACACCATCCTTTTTTAGTAATAAAAAACAGCAATCCGAAATTCGGATTACTGCTTATCAGTTTGTTTCGCCATGATTTCTTTGTGTTTGATCTTCAACGCAAGCGATTCAGAAGCCGACAGATTCAGTCGGTCAACCGCTGCGCAAAATGCTTTGTGATCGGACTCAACATCTTCATCAACTGTCTGTCCGTACTTCGCCAGCAGTTGTGCTGCACTCGCCGTCTTTCGTTCCGGCTCTTTCTCCGGAATCTTTGCGGCGGCCTTCAACTCTTCGATTTCCTTTTTCAGTTTTTCAGCTTCTTCTTTGGCTGCTTTCAGTTCAGCATCAGCCGAAGCTTTTTGCTCTTCTTCTTTTTTCTTCTGATTAGCGGCTTTCAGTGCATCCAATTCACTCTTGATCGCCCCGACTTCCGTTTTGACTTCGCCGACCACTTTTTCTACACTTGCCGACAGTTCCGTTTTCAGGCTATCCAGCATTTCCTTCAATTCTTTTGCGTCCACTTCGGACACCTCCCGATCTTTTTTGGAATTTCGAGCAGCAAAGCTTGTATTTTTGAACGCGGCACTTTCTGCAAAGAGAATCGCGCCACCCGTTCCGCAAAACTCAATGACATCAAGCACATTTTCATCATCTTCGGCATTCTTTACGGATGCTTCCATTTCAAGGGAAGCACCAAAACGGTATTCTTCCCAACCGTATTCGTCAGCCAATCCATTGTAATAACGAATCGTCGCCACAACATCAGGAAAGTCTTTGCCGTAAAGATAACCTTCGACCATTGCGAAGCCGTCCATCGTCCGATACGCCTTTTCGATCACACCAACTTTGAATCTAGTATCATGCCCGCGCATTTCATTGTGGTAGTCGATGTTGAAAGCCATGCCGACGAATGTATCAATATATTGATCGCACACGTCGGACGAAATGCGGATACGTTTTCCGTTTGCCCCTTCCGGCGAACCGTCCGAAGGCTTATCTACCTCGAACAAGGCGCATTTGAAAGGGATCTTGTTTGGATGTCCATTCGCAACGTCCATCAACTGAAACTGGCGCGGCTTCAGGTTTTTGCTCATCTTTAAGACATGTTTCATGGGTTCACCCCCTTACGACATCTTTCTTTTTTCAATTTCTTGCGATGGATGCATTCGCCCACATGACAGCCTCTTCAAGTTTGGTAAATGCAAGCGACTTTTCACGGCTGTTTGGACATTCGGCGTCAAACAAATAAGCTAGTTCCTTCGCCTTCTCACGGATCGCTTCATACTTTTCTGGTTGCCCTTCTTTCGGCGCATGATACTTGAAATTGTTTTCAATGACCGGATTCAAGGTTTCTCACCACCTTCCAAAGCAAAATAAAAAACACCTACTCATCGCCAGCGTCATCACCATTTTCATTCGGTTCTATTTGTTCTGGTTCGTCTTTTCCTGTTTTACCTTCGGCTTCTAGCATTGAACCGTCTTCTAGCGATTTGTTTATATCCATGGATTTTACATTCGACGGCAGCAACACAACCTCACCATGACCATTCGGCAACGGTTGTTTTGCCAGACTGTCTGCCCTTACTTCATCTGGTGTAATAACTCGACGATCAAGGTAAATAGCGTCAATCTCGGCTTTGATCTTCTGGTCCTTCAACGATTGGGCGTAATGGAATTTAAACTGGATGGCGTCGCCCAACCCAAAAAAGTCATCAATAATCTTGTCGTTGATATGCTCCGCAATAGTGTCTGCTACAGATTGGATGGTTGCATTTGTATCTTCATCCTCACTTTCTGCCGTGCTTCGGTTTACATCTTTTGTCTGCCCCAGTTTTTTTGGTGAAACACCGAATGCAATAGCCACAATCTCGATGAGGAATCTTTGCCACTCGATAAATAGCGACTTATCATCAGTTGCGCCTAAATCCAATACAGAAGGATTCTCGCTGCCTATAATCGGCATTACACCGCGCCCACGGACTTCGTTTTCCCAGTATGCACGAAAGGCGGCTATTGCATCTTTGTCCGCACCCTTACCTAAATTAAGAATTTTGCGGAAAAATGTATTTCCAGCCTGTTTTCCCGCGGATTTGTGTGCAGAAATAAAGTTATTGACGCTTTCCCACACCGTTTCAAGCGGCGAAAGCCCGAAAGGTGTATTTGTTCGCGGATTCATTCGAATATACATCAATTCGTCGTCTGTCAAGTCTACGTATTTCCCATTAGGCAACCGTTGGGCATATCGGTATGAATCGCGTTTTCCATCCCAGTCTGGATACAATTCGATCGAAAAGGCATCAACCGGGAATAATCGAAGCGGACGCTGTTTGTCCCCCGCTCTCACAATCTCGCTTGCTCCTGCGCTGGTTACAAGCATATCCTCAACGATCTGTTCCACCCATAACCGGAAGGAATCGGTTTGATTCGGCTTCCGCAACGTTCGAGTGATCAATTTGCATATTTCCGCATATTTTTCTTGCTCGTTTTCGTCAATCGCCGTAACGGACCATTCCAGACGCGATACCCCGTCCTTTATGACGTTGATCGCCCGTCTTGGAATCGGCGATTCACTAAGCAAGCGTAGATTGGCCGGAGTTCGCTTCATGACCGGCTGATTCGTCCGACCACCAAACCAATAATACGGAAACGGATAGACTTCCGTCTGACGATCCGGGTCTTTTTTTGTCCGTCCAGCTTCAAGCCAATTTATAAACCATGAACGCAGTCCCAAATTCTCACCGCCTTTCTATGGGATATAGGAATCACATGTCACATAATCATCTTCATTATCCTGTCAACTTGTCTGTACGTTTCATCCAACGTTCTGCTGTTGTCAATCTCAAAATCAACATCGTATGTGTCAATGTAACGTTCCGTTTCATGTTCCATATCTTCTTCGGCAAAATTATCGCCCGAAGCCCGCGCCCTTTTAATTCGCAACTCATCCGGACAATTGACGCGAACGATCACAAAACCTGCTTCTCTGCATCTTTCATACTCGTTCGGCTGTCGGAGATCGGTTATGACGATTGACAGAATACCATGACGCTCATCACTTCTAGAAAGATACGATTTGATTGAATTAAAACACTTGTCTACCCAGATATTCTCTCCAAGCAGTCGGCGCATCATTTGCCCGTGCATTTGATACCCAATACGCGGTTTCGGGATGCGCGGAATTTCTGGATAACGTTTATGAAAATCTTCTTTCAGTTCGTCACCAAAAGCAAAGCGAGCGTATCCGTATTTTTCAAATAAATATCGAGCGACAACATCCTTTCCGCTCCGGAATTTTCCTGTTAGCGCGATGTTAACGTCGTACAACCACATCACCCCTCACCATCTTCAAATAATCTATACCATCCCGATAATCCCGAAACGGCACGATCTTTTTCACGCCCGGAAACAAAATAGCCAACGGACTTCGTGCGTCTGCCCTAAACGCTCCAATCCATTGGCTATAGTCATCTGTGATTTTGTAACTGCCCGTCCGCATCCAGACGGTATCTTTGTTCGCGGATGATTTTGCGTGTACTTCGTTGTAATGCAAATGTCCCAACGCTATAATATCCGCGTGCGTGTTTGCAAATAAATTTCGTTGGCTGTTGGTTGTATTCAGGCTGGAGTTATACCGGTATGAGTGGTGCGCGTGTATCTTGTACTCCACACCACCCAGCTCGAGCGTGATTTCTCCCCCGTACCACAAGTAAGGTACCCCGGCCTTACGGGCTAAGTACTTAACAAAGTCCTCACCAGTTTCCTTTAATTCCCAATTATCATGATTTCCTTTGAGCATGACAAGCAACCTGTCGGCCAAGTACTCGTCTATCAAATACTCGCATATCTCGCGCTGATTGTCAGGCGTGATGATCTGATCAAACATCCCGCCGGGATGGGATCGGGTAATGTAATTGTCCGTGTAGTCACCCATCCCGACAACATATAGACCGTCTGTGTCCCGATATGTGCGGAAATCCTCCAGCATCATCTCATGATCGGTGTATAGTCCGCCTATATGCCAGTCGCCGCTAAACACAAGACCTATAGGTTTGTCGTCATCTATGGTGATATTGACTTCCGTCTGCCTATCGTCGAAGTCCTGTAGCTTTTTCTGCGCCTGTATGAGGACGTTCAACAATTCACCTACGTCATGTTCCCGCGTGTTCTTCTGGTCTATGTAGGTGATATTCATGCGCTTGATCTTTTTCCGCACACTATCAACGGTGTACGGCCTCCCAAACTTTTTCTCCAACTTTCGGCAATAATGGTCATACGTCTGTTCTGGTTCTTCTCGTATCAGGCGTTTCAGTGTTTCCGTTTCTTCTTCCGTCCATTGTGTATATTTTTTTCGCATCGCTCTGCCCCCACCCCTGCAACCTCATTGAGCGTTTCCCGATCTTGCGATCAACCAAACAAAAAAGCGCCGACTCAATGTCAGCTCGCTCAGTGATAAATATAGGTACGCTGGTACAACGCCCCAGCGCATGGCGGATAGCGAATAAATAGCGAATATAAAAGCGCGGCGGTGTTATCCCCACTCGGAGCACCGTCGCGCGTTGTTGACGCGGGCAAGGATTTGCACCCTGCATGGTGGGCCTCCGCGCCGGTGCCAGATTTCAAGTCTGGTCGTTCCCACCTTACGCCATAGCGTCTACCTATTCCGCCACCGCGCCATTTGGCCACGCCAACGGCGAGCCCGAATCGTCCATATGAGGTACGGCGTATCATACCTCGTCTATACTATATCATCCTTAAAATGCGGTTTTACTACGGATTTTCCTGATCTCCAATCCTTAACAACTTAAGGGCTGAGATGATAGTCATTAGCCTGTAAACATCAACTTTCGACCAGTTTGAAGGATCGTCCCTCCCATGAAGCACCCAATTCCTATTAATCAATTCCTTCCGTTCTTCTGCAAAATTATGGGGTAAAAATATTCCTGTTTGTAGAAGTTCAACAACTGAAGAAAATACCGCATATGTGAACTTATCTTTTTCCCTCAGTTCTTCATTAAATTCTTGGGCTCGCTCCACAAGCCTTCTACCAATTTCAAAGGAGTTCAAAATAGCGGATAGTTCTTTCTCAATCGCAGTCATTAGTGCCGGTATTGCTATTTTGTATTTTTCATTTTCAAACATATAGAAGCATTCATCGTAAAATTCAACCCATGCACCTTCGCTTGAAGCGAGTATGAATTTTTTTTCATACTTGTATAATTCCATGTCATTTGCCTCAAAGTATTTGAGAAATAGAGCATCTTTTGTTGCTTGATCATCTTTTTCTCTCGCTATCTCCCTATAAGTTGGGATTGTCATTTCTGCAGATAAGCACCAACCGAACTTTGCATTTTTCTTGCAATCTTCGGCTAATGATGTATAGAATTCAGACAAATTAATTGAAGCTATATCCTTCATCGTCTGTTGCAATGTTTCGAGCATTGAAAGAATTTGTTGATGGTGTATTTCAAAAGTTTTCCTAATAACTTCGGCGATAGATTTGTTTAATATTCTAAACCCCTCAGTCAATTCAGATAACTTCATCGATAATTTCATATCTGGAATGACTGGAAACTTTACGTTAGAAGACATATGAATAGCTTTTTTTATGCTGTCACCATGATTAATTAGTTCAACTTTCTTATCGCTCATCTGCTGTCACCTCAATAAAACAAATTACGACAGCGAATATTTAAATCCTTTCATACACACCTCCAAATATAAAAAGAACTCCCGTCCACAACAACGAAGTTACAGTGCGGATGTCTCAAATTTACTGTTCGTATATCATCCAAATGCAAACCCTGATTCTTTCTCGATGTTTGCAAAAGCAAGGACAAACGCATCTGCTCTATCAGGCGATGACAATCCTCTTTTTTTAAGGTCCTCTTTCCGTTCCAGATATATCTTTCCGTTGCTTCCCATCCGCCATTTGCGCGTCGTAAGCTGTGCGATCAGTTTTTCATCGTCCGGCAGTTCAATAACTCCGGGCTGACCAAGAATATATCTGGACATGTTTTCTTCCAGCATATCCCTGACCTGACCCCAAAGTTCCGAGCCAAAATTACCGTAATGATCATCTTTCGCCGCCGCGCCATTGTTAACTGGGATGATCTCATATTTTAGTTGCTGTTCGTCGTTTATCTCATTAAGCCGATCTGTCACCGCTCCGCCTATGCCGGTATCGTCAATACGGATTTCGACTCGTGTAATATCCGGAAATTTTTCTTTGCACTCGTCTATCAGCTTCAAAACGTAACCGGTCGTTTGCATCGTATCGAGTTTGTAATGATGCCGTTCCCCGACTACTTTCCCGCCGATCCGGGCGTACATATCCGTTTCATCATCTCCAAACCTGGCAACGTCTACGCCGACATAAAGCGTATCGCCGGTCGGTTCAAGTCGAACTTCATCCTTTGCAAATTCGGCCAGTTCCAAAGAGATGAAGGAGTCGGATTCACCGCGTGGAAACTCTCCTAATACGCGGACCCGCCACAAGTCGGACCCTTCGCCGTACTTTTTTTTCAGCATTTCGATATTCTCTTTCGATGTGCGCGGCGAATCTAAAGAAGATACTTTATGCGTCCGAAACATTTCCCTGTCCCGGTTGTGGCTGTCATAAAAAACGCCGCTGGTACGTGTTGGGTTGCCGCACATCAATAATTTGTTGTTCGGCCCCGACAGCGTACCCAATATCGCCTCCATGATCGGATCAGACACGCCGGAAGCCTCATCAACCACGAAAAGCATATAGTCTTCGTGAAACCCCTGCATGTTTTCTGGTTTCGTTGCAGTTCTGGCCGTTGCAAACCAGCGTTCTTCGTATTTTTGCATGTATATCTTTGTCTTTGTCCATTTAAGGATACGCTTTAGGATCGGACTGCGCTGCTGCCACTTCGAAATTTCGGCCCATAGCACATCTTGAAGCTGCTGCCGCGTAGGAGCTGTCGCAACGACACGCGCAAAAGGAAAGCATGTCAAAAACCAAAGAACAATTGCCGATTCAAGTGCGGTCTTGCCTACACCTTGTCCAGACCGGACCGATACAAGGCGTTGCGTTGCGATATCATTTGCAACATTTCGTTGCCATTCGTCCGGCTCAAAGTGCAAAATTTCGCGAAAAAAAAGCACTGGATCGCGCCGGTACTCTGGAATGCGTTTTTTGAATGCCTCTTTACGCTTCAACCTCTTCGCCGAAATCTCCGTCGTCATCGTCACCCATCACCGCCTCAGCCCAATCGTCCACCAACTCGCTATCTACATCGCCTTCGCCGGCCGCTTTCTTTTTGTCCAGTTCCAGGCGTTCGCGCTCGATCTCAAGCCGTGCTTCATGTATCCGTCGTTTGTGATGATCGGGCAACAAATCAAAGTATTTTTCAAGCTTCTCCAACGCCTTCATTTTGTCGTGCAATTTGATGCTGATTTCCTTTTTCCCCGCCTTGATCTCACTGATAAGCGATCCGTCAACCTCTTTCGCGTCCTTAAACTCGACTCTTTGACCGCCAAAGTTGACATAATCCGATATATCCGCAAACGCGATTGCAGCATATTGATTGAGTATGTCCATCGCGTCAATCATTAGCGGTTTCGCAATTTCAGCCTTTATACGCTTTATCTCCGCACGAATTTTATCATTTGCTAGCAGTCTACTTCCTTCTACGTGAGCACTTTCTTTTGCATATCCTGCCTTTATCGCTGATTGTGTCGCATTAAAACTTTTCGCGTAATAAAGACAAAACATCCTTTGGCGATCAGTCAATCCTTCGGTTTCCAGATCTATTTTCAAAGCCGGTTCCAATTCTTTCTTTTTCGTAACGTTGCGTTGCGCTTCTTTCGTTTCGTAGCGATTTTTCAATTGCAACGTTGCATTATTTTTTTTTGCAATACTAGCAGCGTTCGGATTATCCCAACTATCGCGTTTTTTCCAGGCTCGGACTGTTCCTTCCGGGACGTTGAGAGCCGCGGCAATTTCTTTTAGTCCCATCTTCCCCCCGCTGGCGCGATACATTTCATATGCCTTGTCCCGTTTTGGATCTCTTTTGCGTCCCATTTTTATCACCACCATATCCAAAAAATTTTTTTGTTACCCTCTTGATGTCCGTCATCGGACATGTTATAATAGAGTCAGAAAAAAGGAAGGAGAAATGAAAATGTACAAGATCAAAATTACTTGCTGCGCCTTCGGCTACTGGACAGAAAAGATCAAGACAGTAACGGAAACCGAATTGATCAGGCTAGAAACCGAGAGAAACGGATTATATGCAATCGATATACTAGAAGTTCTTGATCCCGCCTGATGAGTCCCGGCGGTTCCGGGACGAAACGCTCCACATGGAGCGTCGCGGGAAACCGCAATATATCAAAAAAGGAGTGATTTCGTTTGAAGAACGTCAAATTTATGTACAACGGCATCAAGGTTGACGGCAAGCTGTATAAGGGCTGGTATTCGCTCGGCGGTTACAGGGACATGCCGGAAGGTACGATCACGATCTATGCAAAGGAATACGGAGACCACTTTCCGACAATTGACGGTCTGCAAATCGAAAACAACACCGACATCATGACAGACTACTTCGAGAAAGACCGCATCCGAGTAACGCCTGATAACAAGTGGTATCATCAAGTCCTGGAAGCCTACAACAAGCAACAAACAAAACGCGGCGCGGAGACGTACCATCCCGCTACTGCTAAATCGAATAAGCCTGCTCCCGCCCCGTCAAACGTCGTGATGCTCAATCCGGATGAACCGGCAACGAAAAAGCAACTCTGGGCGCTCCACTGCATTACAAA